CCCGATTTGGGTCTTGCTCTGTAAAACCGAGGAAGTTAAAAGCGAGATTATCTCGGGTATTACCCGGGATTCTCTTACTTTCGAGGGCCTCGACCAATGGATGGAGAATAGCCTGCTGCATATACTGCATGTAGGTTGGCTCCATCGCTATGATACGAGGGGTTTTCAGCGTTTTAGGCACTTGAATCACCTTCACAGGCAATTCATGGCCAGGTTCAAGGATTTCAACATGATCGTAGCGGTAATAATACCGCCAGCTTGGAATGGCAAACTCCCCAAAGGGGAATAGCCCTTCGAGCCGGGTAGTCCATTGATTCAGATCGAACTTCTGGTTTCCAGAAAGACCATCTGATGTACTACCAGGTCCATGTCTAGGACGAAGCTCTCCATTTCGGATGAGATCGTCCATTTTGGCAAGAACATCGCCAAATAGGAGAGTGGAAACACGTTCAAACGAAGAATCGTCAAACGTGTTACGATTTTCCCACTCCCTGAGATCCTCTTCGCACTTGATATAGTTCCAGTATGCGCGGGAAACTCTGCCATCACTGCAGGGTAACTCGATCTTTGCAAATAACAGCGTAAGCTGTCGTATTGCAAAAATGCAATCTACTGAAACATTGTCAAGCAGTGCACCAGTCAAAGGACTAAAGATCTGACGAAGGAAACCTCCTAGGAATAGGGGGAGCCCATTCTTTTTCTGAAATCCAGGAAAAGAATCGTCGTCAATGAGGGATTGCTCAAGACAACGCTCTAGTTCCTTCCCAAAGGAAGGGAGCGTTATCGTGAGAAAAGATAGTCCCTCATCTCTAGTCCGACTCTCGAGCTTTTTGTAGTCGAGAGTAGTGCTAGTGTGACACCAGCTGGCTAGTTCTTCAGCCAGCGTACGCCAGAGATCTATCATGCTTTTCATTAACACCTCTTAATAGGGGCAGTTAATCATGAGCTCAATTGATAGAACCCTCATTCAACATCCGAGTTAACGCTATGACTAGCGAACACCGTATACTACGTGTGCTAGGATGTGTACCAGCGACGTTGCCAAAAATGGATATAAAATCCTAAAGCAACGTCGGCGGAGAGAGCGATTGCTCAACTCTCTCCACCAAGCAACTGTCCTACCTTTGCAGAAGAAGAGGCCGACAGGTACGCCAGAATGGCGTCCACGACAGCCTTCTCGTCTGCGACACTGAACCCTGAAACGGGAGTGACGATAACAAGGTAGGTGGACATTGAAGCAATCACGTTCACGCCCGCCAAAAGCGGATCCGCGGCGATCTTGCTCGAGTCCAGGCGAATCATCCGGCGAGTCCGCTTCCCATAAGTATTGGAAGCGGACAGCTTGATGTTTCCCGTGTTGTCCTGGAAAGCACCAGTCCCGTTTCCCGAGGAAACTCGGGGCAGCGAACTGGTAACTCCAGAAATGGTAACTGACTGAGGATCGGCAAAAGCCATTGAGCATGTCTCCTTTGCAGAGATATGTGAAAGGTTCACACATCATGTGAACACGGATAGGATTTTGATCGCCCTATCCGTGGCCACCGTGGCCATGGGAAAGTCCCAAAGCTACGATGACGGCTTGCTGGGCATGAGTTAACTCATCCCCAGTAACGCCGAATCCATATGGTGTTGAGGGGAGTCGTTTCTTAAACTCCCTCAGATGGGAAACTTGTCCGGCTGATACATTACCGGACCAGCCTCCTGGCTGAACGGCGACTACAAATATTTCTTCCACTCTTGAGTGGGACATGATGTAGCCGTATCTCAATACCAAGCCGTTCTGGCCCAACTCGGAGATATTAGTCATGATATCTCCTGCATTTGTGAACCAGTCTAGTCCCCAGGACCAAGGTGTGGCATTCCAGATAGCTGCAGGGGTTGGT